CAACACCGACAAAGAATATAGGTCCAGAGACAAGTGCCTCACCATAGACAATCTTCTGTGGTTCAATTGTGCCCCTAACCGTCTGCTGCCTAGTCCTGTCAGTATCTGACTGAGGCATAGTTAAGTCGGGAATTAACGCTCTAGTGGCTGCCGTAACTGCTGCAACACCAGCAGCGACAACAGTAGCACCAGCAGCAAAAGCGACGGCAACTGTGGCCTGTGAAACGCCTAATTTGAATAGTGCTACCGCGCCTATTTCTGCGATCTTATAAAATACTGGCGGCATCTACGCGCTCCATCCTGCAAGCAAATATCGGTCTGGAACCTTTGTCATGCCTTTCTCCGTCAGGCAGATAATCTGATCAGACAGCTTTATGCCGCAAACTTGACCAATAATAGGCATATCGACCACGCAAGGGTCGCCATCCTTCAGGTCAGAACTAGCAGTTCCTAAGATGCTGCCAATGAAATCAACTAGCTCACCCTCTCTACCCACCAGTAGCTCTGCTTGTGCCGCTGACTCGTACTGAAATTTCTCTGAGTAATCCTTGCCGGTTAACTCTTTGACAATGAAAGCCGTAAACTGACAACAGTCAGCATCGCCATATTGGAACTGACGACGGTCCCACTTGTTGAGCGCAGCGTGAACTCTCATCTGTACAAATCACGAAATCCAAAATCGTCATCAGAAAACCTATTCGGTTTTGTACCGCCAGCAACCGAGTCAGAATTCGCGTCACCCCATCGAATCTTCGCGCCCTCTATGTCCGCCATGAACTCAAAAGCTAAGTCACCTGAAAAGTCGTTCTGCAACTGTGAGTCGGTGTATTTTCTGTTGCACGCTTTGTCAAAACGCGCCAACTCTGACTCTGCTGTTAGAGAAATCACATCTCCACTATCAGCGCCTATCGACACATCCATCTGGTCCATAGCGCCCTCCCACACCACCGTGGGGTCAGCGAGGAGTGCGTCATCAGCATCTAACGCGCCCAAATAAACAGTTACCGGGTGCATGTAGTAGTCTTCTGTTAAGGCAGCGCCTGAAATGGTCGCATCCAACCCAGATAGCGAGAGTGTGATTTTGTAGGGGCTAATGTCAGCGCCCTCTTCAATCTGGCTAATCTCTCCCAAATCCCCAACACCCAACCAATCCTGACCGCCCCAAGTATAGGTGCCGATTGAATTGTGCAGATAAACAGTACCGGATGGGAACTGTAGCTTGGCAAACGTCACAAGCGCGACGTGCTGCGATGACAGCGCCGCTAGTACGTTTGATGGAAAGCCTCGACTCATGCTAAAACGTCCTCCACAGCCTCTACGTTAAAGCTGGAGGTGATGTCTGTCTGCGTATCCCATGAAGCCTGCCCAGCAAGCATGAAGACACCTTTCGGTGTTGTGTACTCAATAATCGTGTTATCTGCTGGAGTCTTTCTAATCGGTGGAGCTATAGACAAGGTGACGTTTCCAGAAGCATCTGAGTTTGCGTCGGCCACAACCATATGCAGTTCGTTGTTGAATGCAATGTAGTCGCCTGATCTAAGGTAATTATTGACACTAGCTGTAGCGCCATCACAAACCAAACTGGTTCCCGATTGGGTACCACCATTGACCAACAAGGTGCCACCCCCCGCTCCTCTACGAGTGAAAGAATGGTCTTGCACAGTAAACCGGTGCTGTTGCCCATTTAGCTTCACCAAGAATGCTTGCATCTCTTTACGATCATCACCAGACAAGTTTGCGAATTGCAAACTGGCTCGCCACAGCGAACCTTTGCGTGATGAGGTTTGCACAGCATTTGTCAGCGGCGATTGAAACGTGCGGGTATTGGCTACAAGCTCAAACGTGTTGCTTGTGGGAGTAATGCTAGGGAATGCAAATGTGGTCACTGAAACCTTCTCCTTCGCATCAAGTCTTGGATTGTCATTATAGTCTGCTGACTGGTCTGGGCCATAGCGGATTTGATCTTCTGGTCTACATCAGCGCCAGATCCGCGAGCGTCTACGTTATTTATCACAGTGACACCCCCGCCCATCTTCTTGTTAGGGACGATAGACCCCGACTGGTTGGGCACGAATATCTCTGGCCCACGCTCTCCAACCATGTACGGCTGACCAGACTGAACGGAACCACCGATGGCCTTGCCCGTTAAACCCTTAGCAAATGACAAAAAGCCGCCAGTAATCTTGTCAATAACAAACAGTTGGATGGCCTGCGTTATTAGGCTTGCCGCCATCTGCTTGAATGCGTCCTTTAGCTTAACCGTGCCCTTGACTACGCCCATCAAGCTGTCGCTCATATTCTTCATCGTGGTCTTTGCTAGATCATCCATCTTTTGCTGGACAGTTGGCAGCTTATTTTCTAGGTCAATGAAGCTCTGATTCAATCTGTCGAAGATCGTAGGCTTACCAGTATCACCAGCGCCAGCTTCAGCGATAGCGTCTTTCACATCAGCAACAGACTGAGCCACCTCTCTGTTGGCGATGATGAACTCTTGCATAGACTCAGACAGTTCGTGTCCGGGGTTCATTGTTTTGAGAACAGCAAGCTCTTTCTCCAGAGCTGCAATGTCTTCGGGAAGATTGCCCATAATCTGAGCAGCGCTTTCAGTGATAAGCGGCACACCAAGAAATTCAGCAATCTTATTGTAGATGTTGATAAACGCCTGCAACGGGGGTATCAAATTGCTGCCGATAGCGTTAGCCATCTCCATAACCGCTAACTGAGACGACTTAAACACAATCTCAACAGCGTGCATGATTTGACGCACTGTTCCGAACGCCTTAGCAACAGCAATAGCAACTTTCTGCCCTATGTTGCCGAATGCCGTCGAGTCTAATGCCGCCTGCCTAAACGCATCCGATACAAACGTGATAACTGGGGAGAAAGCCACGGCAAGCTGATTGGTTAAACCCTTAAATACGCCCATCAAACGGGTGATGGAATCGTTTGCCATCTCCATCTGAGCGGTGTCTGTTCTGCTAAGGGTCAGACCAAGGTGTTCAGCCTCCTCAGTCATCTGCTTGAGCGCGTCAGAACCACCGCCCAACGTGTTGACTAGCGCCACACCCTCACTGTCAAACAACTTCATGGCTAGACGAACTCTGTCAGCCTGTGTGCCGACGCCTTGCATGGCATCGCTCACAATGTTCATTTGTTCATCTAGGGGGAGGCGGACCAAAGATTCAGCGTCAATGCCTAGCTCTTGAAGTGCTCCCTTGGCCTCTCCAGTGCCCTTAGCAGCTTCCGCAGCGCGTCTGGTGAACCTTTGCAGGGCCATGTCCATCGTGCCCGTAGAAACGCCTGTAAGCTCTGCTGCGTGACGTAACCCAGCCAGCGCCTGAGTTGTCACCCCCAACTTGTCTGCAGTTTTAGCTAGTTCGTCGCCTGCATTGATAGATGACTTTATCAGGGCACCGAAACCACCAGCACCAACAGCGCCGACGATAGCGGTCTTCATGTTGAGAACAGAGCCAGTTATCGCTTTCAGACCTTTTGTTGCTGAGCCAAACCCTTTCTTGGTCTTGTCCAGCGCTCTGATTATGATATTGACTTGCTGCTCAGCCATCGTCCTGCCTCTTGCTCATTATCTTAAAAAATGCCGCCCACTCATTAAATTCAGAGAGGGGCATTTGCTCGGCTTCGCCAATACTGATGTGTAACCGATCCGCCAAGGCTATCAAGTTAAACCTCAACGAATCGGCAATCAGTTTTTTTCCTGATCCTCTACCGTCTGGATCTCAGCAAACATCTGCTCGGCAATGCTGGAAATAACGCTTGTTTCCTCTCCAAGCAAATCTATTCTGTCCTCTGCTGACGTGAACAAACGCCCTCCCTCTTGGTCACTGGCCTTCATCACAATAAGGTCGATCATTGCCGCCATCGTGGTGTTTTCCATGAACTTAGGGTGTTTTTTTTGTAGCTCATTAACGTCGTAGCAAGTAATCGGGAAGCAGTACATAGCAAAGGGCTGTCCATCTGGATCAGCCCATGCCTCGACCTCTATCTTCCGCGCATTCAGTTGTCTTCTGTTTCTTAGTTCTTTAGCTAATCCCATTGTGGGAATCCTTATGCAGTGGCTTCAGTTACAGCGCCTGAGACTTGTAGCTCAAACGTGCCCTCAACCATACCATCAAAGGATGCTGTTATTTCTTTACTAGTCAGTACGCCGCCGCCACTGTAATACTTCTCGCCAGTGCCTGTGCCCGTTGGGTACAACTCAAAAATCAAGCCTGCACCTGAGTCCATAACTAGCTGAACTGCGTCAGCGTCGTCCCAATAGACCTCCATAGAGAGAGTGGCAGAAGTCAGAGAGGACAAGTATGTGCGAGCGGTATCGCCCATCACGCTGTCTTCTATCGTGTCTGCTGATTCTGAAAGTGTGAAGCTGCGAACTTCACCCATAGCAGCGACACTGCCGCCGCTCACCGCCAGTTTGACTACGCCGCTTGAGCCTTTAGTCGTTGCCATGATATAACCCCTTTAGGTTGTTCCACGAGTGTATTGGTACTCAATGCGTACCGTTAAGATCACCCCACCTACTGGGGCAATACTGCCATCGTCGGATTCCACACTGACAAGCTGAGTGTCAATTGCATGGCCTCCGCGAGATCTGTCTTCGTCGAGCTTTTCTTCAATAGACTCGACTATGTTATTTCTTGCCTGATCCAAGCCTGAGCCTTTCACATAACAGACAAGCTGATAATCAATTGTGCCAAACCGCTGAGTGATGCTGCCACCCACAGTTCCGTCTTCCCTATTCTCGTTTGTCGTTCTGACCAAAACCGCTGGGTATTGGGCGTTGCTCAACTTGTCAAAGTCGAACGGCTCTCGGGTCACGAACTTAATATCTGTTGGCGTGGTTACTGCCTGTAGAGTTGTAACCAAGTTGCCTGCAATGCTCTCTCTCACGCTCATCGGTTGAACTCCTTGCGGAAGAACCTACCCAAGCGATCTTCTTCTTTATCGTTGAAACCAAAGAACGGACGGGTTCTGTTATTGAACGCTGCCTTCTTGGATGCCTCTGGGTTGGAGAAGTAGATGCGCGCAGTGCGACGGTTGAGCGTTTCAACCTGCATCGAGCCTAACATTTGGCCCGTTGCGAACAAGTCCACAGGGCTGGTCGGGAATCCCTTGCGTTCTAGCGCGTTGATGTAAGCGCCAGAATAGCCCTTGAACGTCCCCTCGAAGCCGTCTCCCGCTTTTGTTCTGCGGAGGATGATCTGCTTGCCTAGTGACGCTGTACGCCCGATAGCGCGATTTACACCCTTCTGTACGCTGTTGCGTTCCGCTTGAATTATCTGGTTGATGTTCTTTGGAAGCTCAACCTTGATAGGTAGACCCTGAGTCATCTGACAAGCCGTCCATACGACACAATGCCGCGCTCGTCATCTTCAATGGTGCCCGAGTTGTCATCGTCGTACTCAACACCGTCAGCAAACACCGCCACCAACTCTTCGTCATAGCGTTGCTTGTAAAAGTTAATCATATTGAGAAAGCGATCATCTTGTACCCAGTTCGTAAGCTGGGGGAGGGCGAACTTCCACAACACCAGATAGGCGTTGCAACGAGTCCACTGGGTGTCCGTCAGATACGCTGGCACCATTTCACCGGGGATCTGCTTCTTGTACCACCACTCGTTCCGAATGGTTCGAGTCAGATCTGTCTGCGCCTTTGCGTGTTCAGTAGCGAATGATGTGATGCCGAAGTCCAAGATGTCAGGGACAAGGGCGACCAGATCAGAGTCTTGAGAAAATGCCATTACCACTTCACCTTGTCAGCCCAGTATGCGGCTGATG